AGGAAAATGAAATGAGTTTAGATCCAAATAATGTTACTATTGAATTGAAGTTTGATTTACGTACAGTTAATGTCATCTTGTCAGCTTTAGACGAGTTGCCGCATAAGGTAAGCAGGCCAATCGTAGATTCTATTCAGATGCAAGCTCGACCCCAGCTAGCAGCACTTCAAGCTCCTCCTGAAGAACAACCAAATCAACAAAACCCTGCTTAGGCAGGGTTTTTGTTTTGCAATATAAATATCATCAATAACTTATAGTCGGAGTGTATTAATGATACCAAAAACACGCAATGAATTTAAACAATATTGCCTGAGAAAATTAGGTTATCCTGTGATCGAGATAAATGTTTCAGAAGATCAAGTAGATGACCGTGTTGATGAAGCACTTCGTTATTGGATGGATTTTCATTTTGATGGGTCCGAGCGCATTTATTATAAACATCAGGTTGCTAAAAAAGATAGACAAGGCTCTTTGAGTGAAATTGTTGTTTTAAAGGGTGGTACAGGTTATTCAAGTGGCGATACGGTAATCATATCTGCTAATGAAAACGATGGCAATGGAGCTGAAGCAACTCTTAATGTCGACTCCAACGGAACTATTTTGAGTGTTACTGTAACGAATCCTGGCGAACATTACCGACTCGTCCCAACAATTACAATTGATACTACAACTGGGTCGGGGGCTTCCTTTCAGGCCTATAACGGCGGGTATATAACACTGCCTGAAAACATCATCGGTGCTGTAAATATATTCTCAATTGGTGATCCTGCTATTAGATCAGGCGACTTGTTTAATATCAATTACCAAATTGCATTGAATGACTTATACACTCTCACATCTGTTTCAATGATACCCTATTACATGGCCATGACTCACATTTCTTTAATTCAGGAGATGTTGGTTGGTAAACAACTTATGAGATATAACCGTCATATGAACAGACTTTATCTTGATATGAATTGGGAAAAGGTCAATGATGGTGACTATCTTCTTGTAGAAGCATATCAAGTTGTGGATCCAGAAGTTTACACTGATGCTTGGAACGATCGTTGGTTGCAAAATTATGCAACTTTATTGATTCAAAAACAATGGGGCCAAAACTTAATTAAATTCTCTGGAATGCAGCTTCCAGGCGGAGTTCAATTTAATGGAGCTCAGATATTAAATGATGCCGTCCAAGAAATAGACAAAATGGAAACTGAAATGGTTAATACCTACTCCTTACCATCAGTTAACATGATTGGGTGATTGAATGGCTACTAACGTTTTCTTCAACAACTTTCAATCCTCGATGGAACAACAACTCATTGAGGATCTGGTAACAGAATCAATTCGCATTTATGGAATGGATGTATTTTACATTCCTAGAACCGTAAATGATCGGGATGAAATTTACAACGAGGACTCTTTATCGTCTTATGATATAGCTGTTCCTCTTGAGATGTATATCAAGAACGTCGATGGGTTTGGAGGAGATGGTGACTTCCTTTCTAAATTCAACATTCAAATCAGAGATTCTATGACTTTTACCGTATCACGTAGAAGCTTTTTTGAAGAGGTACAGTGGTTTGCTAAATTAACACTCGAGCGTCCCAGAGAAGGTGATATTATATACTTTCCTTTAAACAAGAAGTTATTTGTCATAACTTTTGTTGAGCACGAACCAGTTTTTTATCAGATGGGTGCTCTCCAAATGTGGGATCTCAAGTGTGAGCTGTTTGAGTATTCTAACGAACGTTTTAACACCGGTATAAAAGAAGTAGATCTGTTAACTCAATCTCTGGACACGTCTTCATCTCGGTTGAATATAATTACTCAATCCAAAGATTATATTGTTGATGAAAATGGTTTTGCTATTCTTCAAAAATCTTATATCGACTTTGTCACAGATCCGGGTGTGGATATTGATCCACTAGCTCAAAATGAAGAATTTGAGAGTGCTGGTGACAAATTCCTCGACTTTACTGAGATTGATCCTTTCAGTGAAGGTGAATATTGAAACAAATACTTTTATAAATACCTTTGTACATTACGGAGGTATTTTATTATGCAACAGGAAAAGTATGGGTTCGTTTATATTTGGCGCGATAGGAAACACAATCGGTATTATATTGGGTCTCATTGGGGTCATACTGGTGATGGTTATATTTGCAGCTCTTCTTGGATGAAGCAGGCTTATAGGCGTAGACCTGATGATTTCAAACGGCGAGTAATCAAGATGAATATACCAAGAGACCAAATTCTTTATGAGGAACAACATTGGTTGTCAATGATTCCTAAAGATCAATTGGGCAAACGTTATTATAATCTGAGGTCCAATTGTTTGTACCACTGGACCTCAGATCCCGACAAGCGTCTAACAGTCGGTCAAAAAATATCCAATGCTAATAAGGGTAGAAAAGTCACATGGGCTAAACCTTGTACGGAAGAGAGGAAGCGTTATTTGTCGGAAGTTCAAAAGGGTCAACCAAAAAATTACGTCCGATCTGAGGAAACACGTGCTAAGATTGCTGCAAATAGTAGAAGGCTTCAAGCTGAAAGGCGTGTTGGCATGCATGGGAGACAGCACAGCGAGGATACCAAAAAGCGAATGTCTGAAAATAACGCGATGCACAATCCAATACATAGACAGAAGGTAGCTGCTGCTAAAAAAGGTATTCGGCATATGACAAATGGAGTAGATAAAAAAATGGCTGTCCCAGGAACAGAAAAATTTGATCAGTTAGTGGCACTTGGCTACTGGTTTGAGGGTGAGCAATGCTAGGAAGTAGTTACTACCACGGTCTGATTAAAAAATACGTTGCTGTTTTTGGAACACTATTCAACAATATTACAATATCACGAACAAGTTCTTCAGAATTTGAACAATATTTAAAAGTACCTATTGCATATGGTCCAAGAGATAAATTCCTTGCTCGTTTAGAGGGTGATCCATCTCTTAACAAACCTGTAGCCATTGTTTTACCAAGGATGGCATTTGAAATAAGGGATATTAGATATGCCGCTGACCGGAAGCTTCCATCTACTTATTTTAAGAGGTTGGAAACATCTTCTCAATACGTTCCAGTTCCTTATGATATAGATTTTGAGCTTAGCATAATGGCAAAAAATTCAGAAGATGCCACTAAAATTGTAGAGCAGATATTGCCATTCTTCACTCCTGATTTTACTCCAACGGTGCATTTGATTCCTGAAATGGAAACAACCATGGATATCCCCATTATATTAAGAAACATCCAGATTGATGATCAATATGAAGGTAATTTTGAACAGAGAAGATCCATTATTTGGACGCTGCAGTTTACAATGAAGGGGTATATGTTCGGACCAATACGAGGTGGGGACACAGCTAGACCTGTCATTAAATTTACAGAGACCAATTTCACCTCAACTAGAATTTATGGAGATCCTGTTAGTTTATCAACTGTCAATGTAAGGCCTGGATTGACAACTAATGGCAAACCAACATCAAATACAAATACGTCAATTAACTGGATTGATATTAATGTCAGTGATGATTTTGGTTATATTACAACTATTGATACAACGGCATACTGATGGAAAATAAAACACTCAATGACACTCTGGGTATTAGCAATTTGGATCCAGTCAACATAGGCACGGATCTACCAGCTATTACAGAACCACTAGAAGGTGAGCTAGTTGAAGCTGAAATCATAGATCCTCATGATACGATTGATGAGGATTTTGACAAGGCACGATCAGTAATTACAGATGTTTTAGATAAAAGTCAAGCAGCGCTTGATGGTATCATAGATTTAGCAACTTTGAGTCAGAATCCGAGAAGTTTTGAAGTTGTGGCTACTCTGATAAATTCTGTGACTTCTGCTAGTAAGGATCTTCTAGAATTATCCAAGAAACGCCAAGAGATTAAAAATGCTCAAGGCACTTCCACAACAAACGGTGGTAAAAATGTTAATACGATTAACCAGCAGAATGTATTTGTTGGTAACACCACCGATTTGTTGAAAATGATAAAAGAACAAAAAGACTGATAATATGGCTTACAATGGTAATCAGAATTTAACTGCTACATCAGAAGTCTTTGAGTTTACAAAAGAACAGCTCAAAGAATTTACTAAATGTGCAAAAGACCCACTTTATTTCATAGAAACATATGTACAGATTGTTAACATCGACTTAGGTCTTGTTAATTTTAATATGTATGATTTTCAGAAGGATATTGTTAGCACTTGTATCAACAATCGGTTTACTATTTGTAAACTACCACGCCAATCTGGAAAAACAACTACTGTGGCTTCATTGTTGCTATGGTATGCTCTATTTACAGAGAATTTTTCCATTGCTATTTTGGCAAACAAACAAGCGCAATCATTTGAAATTCTTGATCGTATAACCTCTGCTTTTGAATATCTACCAAAGTGGCTACAACAGGGTGTTGTAGAGTGGAATAAAGGTCGTATAGAATTAGCTAATGGGTCGAAGATAATTGCTTCTGCAACTTCATCTTCAGCAATTCGTGGTACGTCTCAGAACCTTATATACCTCGATGAGTTTGCTTTTATACCTTCAAATTTACAAGAGAGTTTTTTCAACTCTGTTTATCCAACCATTTCTTCTGGTCAAACTTCAAAAGTAATCATAACATCAACACCTAACGGTTTGAATATGTTTTACAAATTATGGGCTGATTCAGAGAATGGTAAAAACTCATATGCTCGTGTTGATGTGCATTGGTCTCAGGTACCTGGACGTGATGCAGCATGGCGGGATCGTGACTGGGAAACATATTCAAAC